TCATGTTTCTAGTGTTCTCATCTCCCGTTACTTTTACATTCACACTTATTTCAGACTTAGTTTCCACTTTTTGTGGTTGTAAATAAGCCTGTTTTAAATTCGTCGCAATTTCAGATATTGTTTTATCTACCAAATCTTGAGCCCCAGCTTTTAATCTTTGTTCACCCTCAGTAATATATCCAATAAATCTTTTCTCAGCAACGTCCATGCCCTCTTGATCACCTTTTATACCCGCAACAATATAATCTTCCATAGGTTGGGTAAGTCCTTCACCTTCTCTTCTTGCGTTTTTAGTTGTTGCGGTTTCAGATAATTTTCTTGTAATAGTTTGTTGTGCACCAAATATTTGACCATACATCTTTTCAAGAGGTTCAGCTGTAACTCTACCATACGCAACCCCTTTAATTGCCGCTGCGGTATTTTTCTCAATACTTTCAGAAATACTTAATTGTTCTAATGCAATTTGTTCAATACTTTTACTACCATCTTCTTGAGCCTTTTTAAGACTTTCTAAATCTTCACCCGTAAGTTGATCAACAGATTTTAATTTAACTTCACCTGTTTGTTCATTTTTAACATTAATCATTGCCTTACCGTCTTTCATTTGAGCCATACCAGCAATCATCTCTTTTGTTTCTTGATCTGTGGCTAATGAAGGGAATTCAATTTGTTTCATTTTCATATCGAAGTCCGCAGCTTTAATTGACATCTCAGCAAGTTCTTCAGCAGGTATATTCATTTCTTTGGCAATTTCTCTAAGTCTTCTTTTTGAACCTGGCATTATTTCAAATTTTCCATTCGCCTCATTAAACTTGGTAAATTCTTTTGTCACATTTATAATTTCTTTTTGTAAAGCCTCAGGGTCATTTGCTGCCATATCCATCGCTTTTAATGGATCTAATAAACCACTTGCCGTAACCCCAAGTCTTTGTAGTCCTGCCGCCATTTCAATAGCTCCTTCGGGATTGAATACCTTTTCAGCGAAATTAAATACGGTTTCCATTTTGATTCCGAGTCTTTCAGATTGTGCTGCCATTTTAGCCAATCCTGTAACACCGTTATCAAAATTGTATAAATTCATTTTATTTAAATTACCTATAACTTTTTCTGATACGGCAGTAACTGACACACCTACGTTTCTAGCATAGTCTGTAACTTCTTTCATTCTATCGCCAGCGTCATATACTGAAACACCAACTTCTCTAAATTTACTTGCTAAAACCCCCGCATCTTGACCTGAAACTTTGGCAGCTGCCGATAATTCAACAATAGCTTCTTCACCTAAACTAGCACTTGTGCCCATAGCACCCATTAATTTCATGGTGTTTTGTATTACAGTTTCTTCATCAAGACCTATCTTCATTAATCTTGGTGTGATGTCTGCTAAGGTGTCTTTAAATTCACTAAATCTAGATTTTGTTAATCCAAAGCTTTTTTGTATTCTAGTTGCCGCGTCATCTAACTCAATAAATGGTTGTACGTTTAATGGATTAAACGCATTACTAAACTCAGCACCTACTTCAGTTAATTTGTTTTTGAAATCCTCAAAACTTAGAGTTGCATCTCCTAGATATTTCTTGGTATTTAAAGTTGTTTGGTTTACTGTTGATCCGTATTTGTTTTGTTGTTTGTCCAAATCTTTATACGTCTCTACTTGTTTAAGTAAGGCGGCATTTTCTTTTTCAAGTTCCTCTAACGTTTTTGGCATTGGTGTGAGTTTTTAGATAAATATTTATTTATTTGTTTTGCTTTCCTCAACAAATTTTTGGACTAAATATTTTCTAACATAAGTGGGCATTGAGTTGAATTCAGAGTATTGTGTTCTGAATATTTTTGAAAAATAATAAAATTCGTCTAATATAACGGTCTTATATTGATAAGAAAGGCCGAAAAAATTCCACCCCAAAAGCAATGTCAACCACTACTTTTTCTCCTGACGGGGCTATAACTTCTTTTGTTAAATCTAATCTTGGTTCATTTTCCAATATAAACTTTCGGATATATTTTGAATCTCCGATTGGCATTTGTTCTATAAAAGTAGAAATCTTAACTCTGTCTTCGTCACCATCTAAAGAAACTATATGTTTGTTAAGTTTTGTGGTAATACTTGGTGCAACTCTTTCTGAAGGATATGACTTTACAATTCTATCAATCTCAATTCTTTCCATCATGGTCAATAACTTTAAAGTTACTTTTCTTTTAGAAACTGGTAATATAGTTTCAAAATATCCATCCTCGTTTGGGTCGACATTAGTTTTTTTGTAATTTAATTCGTCTAATAATATATTAGTGGTGAATCTTTGGTCTGTAATAGGGTCCACCGCAGTGATATTATATTCAGGTCCAAAAGATGTGTTTCTTAAAAAGATAAGGATTGCCTCGACATCACCATCAAGTAATTCCTCAGGTCTAAGATCTTTTTCATATACTTTATTTCTTAAAATAGGTAATATAATACTTTCTGAAATATTTTTTCTTAAATCGGCTTCAGCTAAAATATTTTCATCAACCGCAGTTAAGTAACCAACTTTAACTGATTTCTTTTTTGATTTATAAAACTTACCCTGAGTTGGTAGTTGAATTATGTCGTGTGGTAGATTAAATTCTGCCTGTCCTGCTACATATGAGTCTTGTTCCATAGTTCTTTTCTTTTATTATTAAAAATAAAAAAAAACCGCACACAGTAAAGTGTACGGTTTCATAATATATAAGTTGTTTATTAGTAAACCAAAATACAACGGTCCATTCTCATATTTGCCGATATTTTTGCAATACCATCAGAAGAATATGTTAAAGATCCTCCATCGTATCCTGTAAGGAATGTTCCTTCTAAAATCCATTTCTCAACAACTACTCCAGTTGGATCTAACATCTCTAGGTCAACGTTCTTTTTGTAACCCGCAGCATATCCCATACGTCCTGTTACAGACTCAGCACATAAACGAATCCATTCCATAACCGCTTGAGACGCAGATGGTCCAATTGGGTCACGGAAAGTAACAGGTAATTCACCCCATTCAAATCTACCCGCAACGTATGTTGATGTATTCAAAAAGTCAATTTTAGTTGATTGGATTGTAAGTTTCGGTCTAGATGTTGTTTCTACATACCACTCATTTATACCAAGCGACGATGGAAATCTCAAAATCCATCGGTTCTCCCTTTTCGGTTCGTAAGGGATCGGCATTTTCATTAACAAATCAGCCATGTCTTATTTTTTAATTTTGTTTTATTTTTTATTATAAATAGTGTGAAATAAAAAATTTTCTATTTACTTCAATATTTTTTCGAGTTATACATTTACTAGGCACTTTACTAATTAATATTTAGTCTTCTTTCCTCCTCCTGTATGATAAATTTCTAAACCAGATTCATCATCAAAATGTTTCTTCATTGCTTGTACGTTTCTTAAATCATCATCTGAAAAACCTACATAAGGAACAAAATAATTACTAATCTTGTTTTTCATAAACGCTTTTTCTTGTAAGTCTCTAGACATACTTTGAACATAAGACATAAATTCCCTCATAGCCTTAACTTTAGCTTCTTCAGGATTGGTCGCAGAACCTTCACCAAAACTAACAGGGTGATATTTGTTCATATCTATATAAGCTCTCACTAATTCGTCATCCGACAAATCTTCCTCATCTGCTAGTTCTCTATACTTTCTTAAATTTTTAACCAATTCTTTTTCACTTAAACCGTGTTTGTTTTTCTTAATTAAATTGTATACCGCATTTTTAAGTATTGAGGGTGTGTGTCCTCTTGCTGTGATGATCGAAAAGATTGAACCGTTATTAACTGCCTCAACAAAGTCATTCCATGCAGGTCCTGTTGGTGCTTTCATTGCATCTCTTAAAAAACCTTGGTCACCAGGTACGTTAAAATCTCTAAATGGACTTTCATCAAAACCAACTATAGTGTGTCCCTCATACTCAAAAGGTTCTTTACCAATCTCTGTTCTATATTCGGCAAAATCTTCAGTTGACATCCCAACAACGTCACCGTCTTTATCTTTAAGATAAATCTTGGTTGGCATATACATAAGATTATCATCCCAATCAAAAGCATAATACTTCATTGTTGGTTTCATCTCATCGTGAATAATCTCTGAAATAATCTGTTTAACAATTTTTTTGTAATTCATAATAATAAATATCTCTATAATAAAAAAAGGGGAACTTTCGTCCCCCTTTGTATGAATAATAAACCAACTTATATATTCTCAAACGATGCTCCTGTTGGAGTGATGTAGAATGTAATGTCGATAAATTCAAGTGATCTTGTTGGTTTGAT